CAGCGCCCCGTTGCCACGGCGTTCCGCATGTCTCGGGCGGCGATCGCCGGCAACCTCGAGGCCGAGATGCAGAAGGCGTTGGAGAACGGCTTGAAGGTCCTTGAGGACGGGGCACGCCGGGCGGCGCAGATGAAGGACTGGGACAAGTACCTGTAACTGCAAGGAGCCGGGCTTCCGGCCGTAGAAACTAATGGTCTCACCCACAGGAGAGCCTCGATGGCATCCGATTCCCAAGGCAGCGCGTTCGTCTTCGCCGGATCCACGTACACGGCCACGAGCGTGAACGTCACGCCGGGCGGCGACCTGCTCGACAACTCGCACCTCGGCCTGGCGTCGGGCGCCAACAGGACCTACCAGTCCCCGGCGCTCACCGACAACGAGGTCAGCGTCGAGGCGTACGGCACCGCCGCGGTGTCCATCGGTGCGTCGGGCGTCCTGTCGTTCGCCACGGCGACCTACACGGCCACCGTCTCGTCCTCGAGCGTGGCATACGCAGTCGGCGAGCTCGTGAAGCAGTCGCTCACGTTCAAGGTCAAGTCCTGATCGGCCACCACGGGAGGCCCCCGTGGCCAGCAACGCTCAGGGCATGACGGTGACGTGGGGTGGAGTCACCCTCGGCGAGGTCGTCACCGTGTCGGTGGACGGCCTGACGGCCGACACCGTCGAGGTGACGCCGCGGTCCCACACCGGCCGCAACAAGATCTACTCGCCAGCCGACACGGACGTGGGCACGGTGTCGGTGACGCTCCGCGGCCCGGCCGGCATGACGACAACCGTCGTTGGCTTGACGGGGACGCTATCCATAAGCGGCACGGGCGTGTCGTGGTCGTTCTCCGGGGCCATCTTCGAGACGCTCGGGTGGAGCGCGTCCGTCGGCGAGCTCCAGCAGTACCGCGCGACATTCAAGGTGGGAGCCGCCTGACCATGGGACTTGCCGATCAGATCAAGGCCGTCGACCAGGGCAACGCCCTAAAGGTCCACGTCCCCGAGTGGGGCTGCGACGTGTGGATCCGCACCATCTCGCTCGGCGAGCTCCAGGCGTGGGAGCTGTCCTGCCTGCGAGCCAAGGGAGATGGCGTCGACGAGTACCGCACCCGATACCTGTCGAAGTGCCTCGTGGATCAGGACGGGAAGCCGCTGTTCACGAGCGAGGAGCTCAAGGGACTTTCGGGCGTCGTCGGTGCCCGGCTGTTCAAGGTCGCCCAGAAGCACAACGAGCTCGACGACAAGGAGATCGAGGACATCGGAAAAAACTGATCGACCGGCCGCTGGACGCTTTCCCGCTGCTGCTGGCCGGTCACCTGAGCATGACGGAGCGGGAGCTCGGCGAGCGGATGGACGTGGCGGAGTACCGGCGGTGGCTGGCCTTTCATCGGTACGTGAACCCGCTGGGTGGCGAGTGGAGACAAACGGCACGGCTGGCGGCGGCGGTTCTGGCCCCGTGGTGCGGACGCGGCAGGGCGCCGAAAGAGGATGACCTGATGCCGATCGAGCGGCCGCCGATGACGGCTGCCGAGATCGCGGCGGAGCTGTCCAAGATCAAGGGCTGAAGCATGGCAACCACCCTGGCACTGGCGATGCGGGCGTCGATGTCCGCCACCGGCGTGGTGTCGGGGGCGAACCAGGCCGCCGACGCCATGGACAAGATGGGCCGGCAAGCCAAGCGCACGGCCGGCGACGTGTCCACGCTCAAGACGATCGCCATCGGCCAGGCTGTGGCCAACGGCGTCTCAGCCCTGTCGCAGGCATTCATGTCTGCCGGGCAGGCGGCCCTGTCGTACACGGCCGGCGTGGCCAACTCGATCGACGCCACCAACGACATGGCCGAGCGGCTCGGGTTCGGCGTGGAGGCCCTCCAGTCGCTCCAGATGGCGGCCAAGCTCTCGGGCGTGGAGGACGCCACCGGAGCCCTCCAGAAAATGACGGTGGCGATCGGCAAGGCTGTCGAAAGCGGCGAGACCGACGCGTTCGACCGGCTCGGCCTGAGCCTCCAGAACATCCAGGCCATGTCGCCCGAGGACCAGTTCCGGGCGATCCAGTCAGCCATTGCCGCCCTGCCGACGCCGGCCGAGCGGGCCGCGGCCGCGGTGTCGCTGTTCGGCCGCTCCGGCGTCGAGCTGCTGCCGCTCATGTCGAAGAACCTCGCCGATGTCGAGCAGCGGATGAAGCGGCTCGGGGCGATCGTCGGCGACGACCAGGTCGAGAGCATTGGGGCGATGAACGACGCCTTGGACGCGGTGAAGATGACGTTCGACGGCATCATCGGCACCGTCGTGGGCAACCTCGCCCCGATCGTCGAGTCCGTGACGCAGGAGTTCCTGTCGTTCGTCGAGGCGTTCGACGGCGTCACCGGCACGGGCGGCGGTGGCATCGCCGGGGCGATCACGGAAGCCATGCTCGACATTGCCGACTACCTGGCCGGCGTCTTCGACAACGCCGTGGCCGGGTTCGACAACTTCGCCGTCAGCATGGCCGACGTGGGCGCGTCGTTCGAGTTCGTCGGCAACGTGTTCACCGCCGTGGCGGAAACGCTGCGGCTGGGGTTCAACCTGTTTGAGATGGCCGGCAACGTGCTGGCGCTCGGCCTCGGCAAGTTCCTCGAGGGGGTCGGCAGTTGGGTCTCGTCGGACCTACAGAAGTTCGGCAAGGACATGGCGGACAACGCCATCAAGTCTGGCCAGTCCAACGTGCAGGACATCAACAACGCCGGGGCCAACGCTGCCGCCGCGGCGTCCAACGCCGTCTTCGGAGGCAACGCGTCCGCCAACGCCCCGGAAGGCCCCGCCAAGCGGGCCGTGGACGCAGCCCGGAAGCGAGCCACGCCGGAGGAGCAAGCCAAGCGGGCTGAGGCCAGGGCCGCAAAGCAGGCCGAGCAGAAGTCGGCCCGCGAGGCGGCCGCCGCCGCCGACAAGGCCAAGCGCGAAGCGGAGGCCGAGGCGAAGCGGCAGCAGCAGGCCGCCGAGGATGCGGAGCGCAAGGCCAAGCAGGACGCCGAGGCCGAGGCACGCCGGCAGGAGCAGGCCGCCAAGCAGGCCGCCGGCATCGACCAGAAGATCGCCGGCAAGGAAGAGCAGATCTCCGGCATGGCAGCGGAGAAGGCCGCCGCGCTCGACGGCACGTCCAACGAGCAGCTGCGGGCCAACGACATCCGCTCCTCGGAGGGCATCGCCCAGTTCCTCGCGCTGGCCACCGGCCGCGAGGATCCCGCGATCGAGGAGAACAGGAAGACCAACCTGAAGCTCGAGGAGATCCGCAAGGAGCTCCGGGCGCTCCAGGCTCAGAAGGTCGAGATCTTGGGGGCCGCGTAATGGGGATCAAGACATACACCGAGCTGGCCACCGTTTCCGCGTCGCGGCGGTTCGGAGAGCCGCCCGTGTTCCAGCGCAAGTGGATCGTCGAGGTGGACGACCCGTCGACGGCCCAGACGGACATCGTCAACGCCATCGGCGTGACGTTCCTGACGCCGCACCCGGAGGCGTCGTACTGCCTGGCCCAGAACGTGAGCGTGGCCAACGCCAACGGCTCTCGCTGGCACTACGAGGTGACGTGGGACTACGAGCTGCCCAAGGTCGGCACCGACAACACGGCCGCCAACCCGCTTTCCCGGGCGGACATCTGGTCGTTCTCGACGGGCGGGGCCGCGGTGCCCGCGCTGGTCTACTACTACGGCTCGGGCAACGGCGACAAGCGGCCGCTCGTCAACAGCGCCAACGACTGGTTTGAGGGGGCGATGACAGACGAGGCCGAGGTCCGGTGCACGATCACCGGCAACCGGGCAGCGTTCCCGCTGGCGGTGGCCACCGCCGTCACGAACGCGGTCAACAGCGACAACTGGCTCGGGGCCGAAGCGTACACGTGGAAGTGCCAGGGGCTCGGGGCGCAGTTCGCCGTCGAGGTCGTGGACGAGGTCGAGGTGAAATACTGGCAGGTGACCGTCGAGCTCGTGTACCGGGCCAGCGGGTGGCGGCTCATGCTGCCGCAGGTGGGGTGGAACTACCTCGACGGCAGCACCCGGAAGCGGGCCTACGTGATCGACCCCGACACGGGCGAGAAGGTGCCCTCGAGCAATCCGCAGCCGCTCACGTCCGGCGGTGCCATCACCACCGGCGCACCGTCGATCTTGTACCGCCGGGTGCATCCCGAGGTGGCATTCCAGACGATGTTCGGCAACCCGCCGAGCGGGCTGGGGCTCTGAAAGAACCAGGGGGGCGGCCGATAGGCTGAACCGCATGGCTGACTTCTCCGTCCTGCCGGGCACGCTGAACATCTCGCTGGTGACCGGCGACGAGTTCGGCATGCTTGCCGACCTGGACATCGACACCACGGGATATACGTTCTCGGCGATCGCGTACGAGGTGTCGACCGTCTCTTCGGTCGCCAACCCCACCGGCGTGGTCACGGCCGGCTCGACGGCCGTCACGTTCACCGTCACGGTCGTAAACGCCGCCGCCGGCCAGTGGAACCTGTCTCTTACTGAGATCCAGACGGCCTCCCTGAGCCCCGGCACCACGTATCGGTGGTACTTGCGGGGCGTGTCGTCGGGGCTCGTCACCAGAACCTTCCTTGCTGGCACTCTGAGGGCCTACGCCCCATGACAGCCGGCATCAATGTCACGGTGTCGAGCACCGCCGCGGGCGTCAACGTCTCGGGCGGCACGGCCGCCACGATCGCGGTATCGACCGGGGTGGGGACGGCCGGCACGTCGGTGGCGATCACGGTCTCGGGCGGCATCGGACCAGCCGGGTTCATCACGGCCCCCGGCTCGGCCACCAACGCGTTCGGCGTGTTCCAGCTGACGGCTGGCAACGGGATCACGATCTCGACGAGTGCCGCCCAGTTCCAAATCGCCAGCTACGGCACGGCCTCGCTGGGCTCGTACGCCCCGGTGCAGTCCGTGGCCGGCCGGACGGGCACGGTGACGCTGGTGGCCGGGGACATCACCGCCGGCACGTTCGCCACGGCACGGATCCCGGCCCTGTCCTACACCACGCTCTCGAACGTCCCCACGTCGTTCGCACCGTCGTCCCACACCCACGACGCGTCGGAGGTGGCCGCCGGGACGCTGGCTGTGGCCCGCATCCCGACGATCTCGTACACGGCTCTCAGCAACGTCCCCACGACGTTTACGCCGGCCACCCACACCCACAGCCAGGCCCAAGTCCTGCCGGCTCAGGCGGGCTACGCGGGGCCTCTGGTGACGGATGGCACGACGGCCGCCTGGACGAGCCGCTACTCGATCGTTTCGCCCGTGATCGTGCAGGGCAGCGGCATGGCGATCAGCCGTGACACGGCCGCCGGAACCATCTCGATCGCATTCGCCGGCGGCACGTCCGCCCTGTCCGTCGGCACGGCCACGCCGCAGCAGCTCGGCACGCCGTCGGCTGGCACCTCGAGCAACGCGAGCCGCGAGGACCACGTCCACCAGCTGCCGACGATCTCGTACACCGCGCTGTCGAACGTCCCGACCAGGTTCTCGCCAGACACCACCATCGCCAACGTGGTGAGCGTGAACGGGATCACCGGCACGCCGACGATCGTGGCCGGGTCCAACGTCACCGTGACCACGGCGGCCAGCTCGATCACGATCTCGGCGGCCGCCGGCGGCACGGGTGGCGGCGGCTCGTTCTCGTGGTCTTCCGTGCCCGCCAGTGTCACCGCCACGGGGTCCGCTGGGTCGTTGGCGTACGACAGCTCGTACCTGTACGTGGCGACTGGCACCAATTTTTGGCGGCGTGCCGGCCTGTCCACGTGGAACGGCGACTCGCAGTTCTCCAACGTCGCGCTCCTGCTGCATCTCGACGGGGCGAACGGCTCAACGACGATCACCGACTCTTCGTCTGGCGCCCGCGCGTTCACGGCATACGGAAACGCCGCTATCTCGACGGCTCAGAGCAAGTACGGCGGTGCGTCGCTCTACTGCGACGGAACGGGCGATTACATCGAGAGGAATATTTACGGCGTGTCCGACTTGTCGTGGAACACGATCGAGCACACTGTCGAGTTCTGGTTACGCACGTCGAGCACGCAGCAATACACATGCTTGTTCTACCGTGGCCGCAGCGGCGTGTCGTCCGCATACGACTACGTCATCAACATCAATAACGTGTCCGCGTCGGCCGGCGATCTCGCGCTTTACTCGCTGGGCCTTGGTGGAGCTGCTCTCACGTCCTCGACGGGCGGATGCAACGACGGTGCTTGGCACCACGTGGCTGTCGTGCGCGATGCGTCCAACAGCATCCGCATGTATATCGACGGCGTGCAGCGCGCGTCTTTGAGCTACAGCATGACCGAGTCTTACTCAAGCAATTCGGATTCGATCATTCGCATCGGCAAGGACGGAGCGCTCACCAACCGCGATTACAACGGCTACATCGACGACCTGCGGATCACCCGTGCCTGCCGATATCCGAGCGGCACGACGTTCACGCCCGCCACCGCAGCGTTCCCCGACTTCTAAGGTGCCGCCATGGCCCGCAAGCCGGACGGCAAGTCCATCGGCACCGACCGGGTGACGTTCTCCCGCGGCGCCGCCGACCGCATCGCCCGCGTGGTGCGATCCGTCGAGGCCGGCGACCGCGACCAGGGCGGCGTCGAGTTCGGCTACCGACCTGCCCCGGCCTCGAGCAAGACGTTTCGGATCGCGACGTTCACGGGCACCTGGTCGATCGGCGGCGCGAAGACCGTGACGTTCAAGTACGGCACGACCGCCACGGCCGTGGCCACCAACTTGTTCGCCGGCGTGACGGCCACCAGCACCGCCGACTGTGCGGTGGCCAAGGACGGCACGGCGTGGTTCCTGATCGCGGCGAGGTGCTGACATGATGCTCGGCTCCGCGTGTTCGCCG